AAATTATTTTTATCTAATAATAATTGTACATTTACTTGGCATGAATCTTCAATACAATTAACTACATCTATTATATGTTCGGTTTTTGCTAAGTTATAATGAAATGATATAGAAACTTTATCTAAAAATAGTTTTGATTTATTCCACCACGACAATGACCGATAACCATTAGTTAAAATATTTATTACTGTATTATTATCGTTTTCTTTAATTAATTCACATAAAGGTTGAAAATTTTTCCATAATGTTGGCTCGCCTCCTAATAAAGTATAAAATCTATATTTATGGGTTGATTGTTTTTTAATTTGTGATATAATCAACTTGCACTCTTCTAAAGAAGGCCATTTAAAATAACCACCATTACTCGAAGGGCCACAATATGAACATTTATAATTACAAATATTAGATAATATCCAATCTATAACAAGCATATCATATTTTGTTTGTATAACTTTTATATTTTTCATACTTGCTTTCTTTTATTTTGATACGCCGCATTATTACCGCAAGTTACTATGCATCGTGGAACATGTAATAGATGTTCTGGATCCCAACTTTGTTCTAATGTTTTAGAAAAATATTCATGTTGTAGTATATCTTCTATACTGTTATTTTCTAAATTATTCCAGGTTAAATTATAATCTATAAAAGTATTTAAAAAATTATGGTTTGTTGTAACTGCTGAATCCCAAAAAAAGCAACAAGGCCATAATGTTTTATTAGATGCTATGAATATTTCATTATTATGAATATATCTACATTTCATTGTGTTCATAATTTTTGTTTTTTCACAGATAGGTTTATTTTCTGTTTCTACAAACTTAATTAATTTTTTTACTTCTTTTTGAGTTTCATGTTTATAATTTCTGCTTTCTTTTATTTTAACTGATTTAGATGTCCATTCATTCATGCTATTTCGCATTCCTGTTCTAATTTGAAAATTAAAATTTAATTCTTTTGCTCTTTCCTTTGCTAATTCTAACTCATGTTCGTTGTGTTCAAAAACAATATATACCCAATTTGCATTACCTTTCATATTAGAGTATGCTTGCATATTTTCGTTTATTTTTTTAAAATTTGTATTTACGCGATATATATGATTTGTTTCCTCGTATCCGTCAACACAAAAATCTACCTTTAATTTTTTAGTAGAATTACTAAGAATGCCTACTTCATTCCACCATTTAATGGATTGGGCGCCACCATTTGTACTATAACTTACTGCACCATTGTTATCTAAAAAATATTTTGTTATATCTAAACAATCTGGGTTTACTGTAGGTTCTCCTAACACACCTGAAAATCTAAAATGTTTATTTTCTATATAATTTTTATTAGGAAAGAATTTTTTTATATCTGATAGAGTTAAATGTAATAAATCATACTTATTTTTACTAAATGTTCGGCGACACCCCGGACATGCCGCATTACAAAAACTTGTAAGTTCTATTTCTATCCAAACTATATTATTGAATTTGCCCATTGATATCTATCTAAAAATTTTTCTTTACACTTATAATCCCATACTACACTAGAATAATGTTTTAAATCATCTACTTCTTGTTCTGTTGGATTTCTATAATCATACATTGTTTTNGACTGAAATATTCTCCAATTTTCCATGCAATTTTTAAATTCTATATTTTTAAATATATTATAAAAATTTTCTCGAGCACTAATTGGTACTATTCTAAAATCCAAATATGACGGATTAATAAGTTCATTATAACATAGTCTTGCTTTCGGAAATAAATTTGCCCAATCAACCAATCTATGTAAATCTAAATAATTTAAAAGTGTTATACAAGGTGTTAGCCCTACTTTAAAATTAGAGTTATATAGTTTTATAAAATTTTTTTCAATTACAGACCATTTACAAGGATACCGCTGATATTCAATAGTATCTTTTATACCATCAATACTACACATAATATGAACACGTTTAAATTTTTCTAATACATCTATGATTTTATTTTTTACTACAGTACAATTTGTAATAAATTCTATTGAAATATCTTGTTTTATCTCAACTAATTTAAATAAAAATTCTTCCACTTCAGGCATTATGAAAGGCTCTCCCCCAGCAAATCTAATTGCTTTTATATCAGGTAAATCAAGTACTAATGTTAATAATTTACTAATATCTAAATTGGATTTATTTTTACTAGGCAAATCTAATCTAGATTCAATATTTTTTTCTTTAAGTTCTAATGCTAATTTTTCAATTTGGGAACTGCACCCTGGAAAACACAGTTTACATTCTAAATTACATTTAGAACTTAATCGTAAATCTAAATGTTCAATAGTAGTTTTCTTACTTTGCTGTTCGGCATTATTACTTCTAATTCGCTTACTACTTTTATTATCATGTTCATAATGCCAACAAGTAAAACACGCAGGATGTTCTATACCATTATCTAACGAATGTCTTATTTCTAATAACCAAGGGTCATTATTATACCAAGAATTTAGATCCGTTATATTATCGAAATCATCAATTAAAAATTCTTTTTTTTGTAAACAACATTGACCTATTCGTCCATTAGTATCAATATTGAAACCTGTATGCGTTACAGTACAATGTTTATTCATATATCCGAAATGACGGTGTTTCTATAGATTTTTTTGTATTGGGCACGGATTGAAAACGATATTCAAATCCATCTTCGTCTGTATAATAATCATGGGGTTCTTGATCAAAAGAATGAATAGCATGTCCTAAAGTAAATGCTACTCCTGGTGGTTCTTTAATATCTATATTAAATCGTTGTTTAATTAACATTTGCCATTCTGGCATACTATCATTATTCCAATTATGGCATCCTTGGATTGCTGTATCTAATCCCATTAAATTACATACTACTAATAATGCTCCTAAATCAACGCCTATATTTCGGTCTGCAGGACCATCATCATCATAATAAGGATGTTTTAGTTCCGTGTCTCCTTCATAAGGAACTTTTTGTTTACAAGCAATATACACAACTGGGGCCGTTAGTACCGCTAACATATAAACATAAGGTTTACCATTTAAGGTATTAAAATAATTGTTTTTTAATAAAAATTTTTTTATAGCCCTATCCTCTTTTTTTAATTCTAACCAATGATGAGTTGTGGCTTGCCCTGCTTGTAGAGGTGTATTTCTAAGCGCCTCTCGACACATAGAAATTTCTTCATCAGTAACATCTAAAGATTCGTGGTATCGTTTAACAGTATATCTATTCTGCCAATTCGGTAGGATGTCGTTTAAGTTTTTCATGTTTCTCCGGTGCGTAATATAAAGGTATGGGATTTCTAATCCCAGCACAATTGTTACATTCTTTTATTGTATTATTTTTCCATGCATTTGGTAATACTTCTGTAAAAATAGAACTACCCATAATTTCTTCTAATGAATTATTAGTTATATTTACACCGTTTTTATAATTAAATTTCGATGTTCTTTTAAATCTATTTCCATGAATATAACAACATGGCCAAACATTTCCTTCCATATCAATCATTATCAAACCTTGTTTAGCATAAGGACAATCATATGTTCCAGTTGATTTAACAGCATTAGTTTTATTCGTATATACCATTTTTTTAAATTGGTTAACATATCTATATTTTTTGATAAATTGATCTTTATCAGGAGATGTAATGGTTATTTCAGGAAAAGATTTATAGGCTGGCAAGTACATAGGAATCATAGTATTTCTATTAGTTTGATATGTTGCAAAACCCATCGATTTCGCAATTTGCTCCATTTCATTTAATTGATCAATGTTATGGTCAAATACAATACATTTCCATACAGCATATCCACCTGCATCAATAAAAGCAAATACATTTTTCATAATTTTTTTCCAGTAAGTGCCACGTCTATATATACTATGGGTATCTTCTAAACCATCAATGCCAAAAGTAACAACATGCTTGTGAAATTTTTGTAATGTAGTTGATAATTCTGCCCAAAATTGAGGAGATCTTGCTCCGCCATTAGTGTGGGCATTTATAAAAATACTTGGTTTTACTTCTAATAATTTTTCTAACATATAAATTATTTTAGGATGCATAGAAAAATCACCAAAACTACCATTAAAAATTATTTCTTCTATATTAATTAAATTATGCGGTTGAATTAAAGATTCCCACGCAGACATAGGTAAATGAACTAAAGGTAATCCATCTATAATTTGACCTCCATTATGATTTCTAGCACAACGACCACAAAAAGAATTACAATAAGATGTAACATCTATTTCAACCATACTTATTGTATTAAAATTGAAATGTTCCATTGGATAATAATTTATGATTTTTATGATTTATTTCTTTAAATTTTGATATTTGGTTATTATGGGGTTCAATTATAAAATCTTTAATATGAATTAACATATCTATATTTTTTGTATTATATTCTATTATATTATTTACATCTTCTTTATTACAATTAAAAATTTCAGCAATTTTTAAATTAAAAAATAAATCATAATAACTAACAGAATGAAAATTATTACATGACTGTTTAAAATAATTGTATATATATTTTAAATAATCGGTCTTTAGTTCTTTGTCCATCCACATTCTACTAAACATCCCCTTTCCAAATTTTATAAAATTTTTCAATGTTATTGGGTTTCCTTTATTTGATTCTAATACATATAATATTAAAAAAGGGCTCATGTAATGAATATACTCACCACGTGTATCATTTGTTTTTAATTTTGCTAATTGAAGTTCAGAAATTTTATATTCAGATCGGCGGTTTGTTGATCCTTCTTGTATAGCACGATTTAATATCAACATTAATTGATGCTGACCTTTTTTGTGTATGGGCGAAAATAGTGTTTTACATGTATCCAATGCAGATATATAAAAATAACAATCTTGGGGATCTATATAAAGAATTTTATCTATTTTTAAATTATAAATTTGAGATAACAAATATGGAAATTTATGATCCATATATATATCATAATTATATCCCCATTCTTCTGCTTGTATAGCCATTGTTAGTGTCAATAACTCTACTTCTGTTATAAAATCTAAATCATGTTCTACATCATTTATTAAATTAGTTCTGTCAATATCTGAATATAAAACTTTAGCATCAATCTCATACTCTACTTGATCTTTATTAATATAACTAGATCTAACATTAGGTACAAATTGACCCAAAAAATGTCCTCCGGCGCCAGCATGAAATATAAATGCAGTTTTTACATGTAAGGTAATATTTTTATATTTCGTCCATATCTCATGATTTTCTAAGGGAGTGTCTTTAATTTTATTTTTTAAGTATTCGTCCATAATTTATTATTTACATTTTCTAAATCTAGTACTGTTTCATAAAGACTTTTTGGAATTATTTTTTTACAGTTCTTAATTAGATTAATATTAACAGAATTATATTTTATAATTTTTTTAAAATCGGTTTGCTTGACATACGATTTTTTATCAAAAATATCAGTTTTTAATTTAAAAAACAAATCATGATAATCTACAATGTAAAAATTGTTACATAATTCTTTAAAATAATTATTTAAATATTTTGCCATTGTTAATTCTCTAGTACTATATTCTATACTATCTATAAATTCATGTTTACAATATTTAATATATGTTTCTAAAGATCTATTGTTAAATCTCATTAAAAAATAAAAATTCCAATGACTATATTTGTTTAAAATTGGTGAATTTACTACTTCTTTTGTAAATGAGTACACTTCCTCAAGGGCCATACTGCCATTTTTCACTTTTTTTATAGCATTTTTTAAAGCGAACAAATCATTATTTTTTAAAAAATGATCTATTAATAAAAAAACTCTTTCTAGAGGTATCATGCCGAATTTAACTTTTATAATATCCAAAACAGCAGTATAATTATTTAGATTGTATGGATGTACAAAAATTAATTTATCTATTTGTAAATTATATATATGAGATAAAACATAAGGATAAACATGAGACATAAACATATTAAATTTTATAGGTTCTTTTTCGTTAAGTTTAAATAATGATTTCCGATTAGATAACTCTAATTCTACATAACTTACTAATTCAATAAGATAGTCTAATTCTATAAAATCTTTTTGGTGTATACGGCTCGTGTAGACATAAGTATTATTCAAAAATATTTCAAAATCTATATCTACAGTAAAAAACACATTATTTTTACCTCTTGTTGTAGCGTGTCTCGCTTCTGACATCCATTCGCCTACTTGTGGGTCCTTAACTGAAGACATCACATCAGGAAAAATAAATTGTGCTAAAAAGTTGCCGCCTGCTCCACTGGGCGCCACTAATACAGTATCTATATGTATTGTTTTATTTTTATATTTCGTCCATATCTCATGATTTTCTAAGGGAGTGTCTTTAATTTTATTTTTTAAGTATTCGTCCATTATATAAATTGCTCCTTATAAGCATCAAATCCGATGCCACATTTATTTGCACAAACTTTAAGTTTACCATCGTTAACACTAGAACATGACCATGAATCTTCTATTGCTTTAAAAAAAGGGCCTTCAACAATTTCCTGGATGGTATGTTTTCTAAGGCTAATATTATCGGAATCTTCGATTAATTTCCAAATAGGTGCTTCACGAGGTCCCAAATACCACTTATATTGTTGCCCTGCTGTCCAGCAACATGGAAACACATGTCCTTCTGCTGTAACAAATATTTCTGACTTTTCTATTGCTTTGCACTTGATTGAGGTTTCATCATAATATGCATCCATACTGCCATGTTCGGCAATAAGTCCGTGTTCTTTATTAAGTGCTTTGTTAATATATTTATTGTCCGGTTTTTCTAATTTTTGTGTCTCTTCGCCCTTTCTGTTCATTGCTTGATGCGATTCTTTACCTTCATGCCGAACAGTAGAAAAGAAACGACCTGTTTTTTTAACTTGGAATTTTTCAAAGCCAATATCCATTGCAAGTTGTCTTGCTTCTTCTACTTGATGCTCGTTATGTTTAAACACAATAAAATCCCATTTAGCACGACCACCTCGATTAATAAATGCTTTAACATTCTCCATTACCCTTTTCCATTTAACTTTTTGTCTGTATAAATGGTTGGTGTCTTCTAAACCATCTATGCTAAATGTTACTACTACATTTATATCTGCTAAATCTTCCCAAAAATAATCTGGTCTAGCACCACCATTGGTATTCATACCTAACCACATTTTTGGATTAGCATGTCTAAAATATCTAAATCCTTCACCTGCATAATTACTTACACATGGATCACCTAAGTTACCGCACATATACATAGAATCTAATTGCTTTACAAAATGTGCAGGAAACATTTCATAATAATCTACAGAACCTAACATTGCATTTCTAAGGTAAGGATTATCTTTGCCGCCATCAATATTTCGATCACATTGAGGACATGCCGCATTACATCCTTGGGTGGGTTCAATATGAACGCTTTTTATATCTTTATATCTATACATGCTTTGTTTATTAGTTCACCTATAAATTTATTACCTTCTTCTGTTTGATGCCCCTCAAAAAGACCATGTATAACCGCTGGCTTAGCAAGGAAATTTTTATTCTTTTCCGCTTCTTTAAGTTTCAAATAAACATAAGTTAACGGTAATCGTGTAAATCCTGAAGTAGAAGAATCAGATACTCCACAATTCATAATCGGATTCATCATTGACCAAACATAACCTTTTATATTTCCTTTTTTACATAATTTGTTTATTTTGTAGGCACATGAATTTCCCATCTCAATAAAAAACGTACGCCAAAGACTATATGGCTTGTATTTTTCTATAGTACCATTTAAATTAAGTATATTCTCACTATAGTTGAAGATAAAATTCTTAACATTTTTTGAAAAATCAGGTTGGTCGTGGACTATAGATAATTTTATGTGGTCGATTTGGTTAAAAAATAACCTAGAAATTACGTTATAATTATTTATAGTTGGTCTAGGTTCCCATGTTTCTTGTATCCAAATTTCATCATATAAAATTAATTTACTTTCTTCGTGTAAATGTAAAATTATTTGATAATAACCCCAATATCCCTGAGCAGGACAAGCAATAACTGTAACATCTTTATCTTTAAAATAATCTACAAAGTGATACCAACATTTGCTATTTTCTCCAAATTTTTCTTTTCCATCACTCATTATTTCATATGAACCTACCGAAAAACTACAACCAAATATTAATATTTTTTTCATTTGTAACCAATCAACATATATCTTGTGTACTTTTCTAATACAAGTTCGCCTTCATATATAATATTGTTTAATGGTGCTTGTTGTTTAAACTGATTTATATCTTTAACACAATTAACATGTTCTGATAACTCAAAATAGTTATTTGTTTGAAGTGCAACTAATTTGTCTTTCGGTATTGCACTAAACCATTTTGTAAAATTTTCTATATGTTCACAACTTGTATTAATAATTGTATTAGGGGAATCTATTATAGGATAACTTTCTCTATTATTTTTTGTTGACCAAAATGTCCACGAGTGTTCTGTGTAATTTACATCTAGAATATCAGAATGTAATGCTTTAAATGCCCAATCATCTTTATTCCATTGTTTATTAATCATATCTGCTACCTCAACACATTTTTCATCTATATCAAAACTACGAATTTTGTCAAAATGTATACGTTCATTTTCAAACATTGCTCGTGCTAAAGTACCGTACCATCCTGCACATATAAAAACGGTACCTAAATTTATATCACGTAAATGTTTAAGCAACCATAACTTAGATCGTAATTGCCCTTGGGTAAATGCATCATGTAAATTATATTCTGGTTTTTCTTTTTCGAATCGTTCTAAAATACGTACTAAGTCAGAATCTAAAACATAATCTAAACAATTATACATTGCAGGTCTGTTATCATGGGCTACAATAGCACGTAAATTCGTCACTATTTCATTATTTTCTACTAAGGCATCAACTACATTAAAAGTAGCATTTAATTTTGCTTGTCCTGATGCATGTTCGGTGTTTGTCGCTATATAGTAATTGCGAGTAAATTTATCATTTTTAAACGCAGAAAATACAGGGCGCATTCTAGTTGTAAATGTTTCGCTATTAAGTGTCCGACGAAGTTCTTCTATTATTCTATCTTTATTAGGATATGATTTTTGAAGGATTTTAAAAAGAGACCAAATATTATCGTTTAAAATAAATTTTTTAAAGTCTATTGCATCTTCATTTTTATATATTTTATAAAATGCCCAAGTATTAAGATCACATATTGCTGATCGTATATTTTCTATTAATTCGTCATCTTCGTATTTTTTTAGTATTCGAAAAAGACTAGGTAAATCCTTATCTATAACTGTTCTACGTAGATCAGATATATCAGAATTTGTATCTTCGTATAATAATTCAAANCGATCTAAGAGTTCATAAATTTCCATTTTAACCATTCAAAGTCATTTATTTTATCTAATTTCATTTGTATCCTATAAGCATATATCTAATATATTTTTCTGTTTGTAACTCGCCTTCAAAAACAAGTTCATCAAAAGTTACGTGGGTCTTAAATTCATTTAAAGACGAAACACAATTTACATGTTCTTCTATTACGTTGTAATTATTAGATTGTAATATTATTAAACAGCCTTCTGGAATGTTCCAGTACCATTTATTAAAATCTTCTTTTGAAAAATGTTCACAACTCGTATTAATAATTGTGTTTGCCGGAACACCTTCTGTTTCAGGTCGAAGAACTGGTGCCTCAAAATTCATATTTAATATATCTTCTGTTAAGGCTTTAAATTTCCATCCATCTATTACCCAGGATCTATTAAGAGTATCAGCGATTTCAGCACAAGCGGGATCCTTGTCAAAACTTCGTATAAAATCTACATCTATATCACTATCTAATATCATGGCGGCTAACGTTCCATACCAGCCTGCACATATAAAAACCGCTCCCAAATCTAATTTGTTGTCAATAATTGTATCAACTAACCATTGTTTACTATCTATTTGGCCTTTACTAAATGCTTCTAGTATACTATTTTCAGCAAATGGATCAAGTTGTTCGGGGTGCTCACGGAGTGCTGTTACTATACCTTTCAATAATATATTATTTTCATCAGGATGCATTATCATTACACCTGTTAGAATATTAGGCAATGATAATACATTATCATTTATAAATGAAATTCCTTTTGCTAGATCAGAAGTTTTCATATCTTATTTACATTGAACATTTTCTTTAACCATATAAAGTCATTTATTTTATCCAAGTTTTCAACATCATCTTTAAACATTTCGCCGTATTCTTTTCCTTGGTTAGCGCCTAATATACAATATTTTCCATACATTCGATCTGCTCCAACAGTACACCAAATTTTAAGACGTTGTTCTGTATCAATATCATTTTGATTTTTTATTGTTTTTGCAGATAATTTTGTACATTCTCTAAATGCACTTTTCCATGTATTAAACGGATCTGTATTAAATGCATTAGTATTAGATATTTCTGGCATTACTTTAAATCCCTTGATTTTCACTGAAGTTGTAAAATCTATATGCCAGTCTTTCGCTTCCATTACAGGTTTTTTTGGAAATAATTTTACACCACCAACTCCGTATATTAAGTCATTTATCGGATTTTTTGCACGCCATACATGAAGACAATCTACTTGTGAAACTCCAGACCACCATTCTTTATTTTCATCAGGTTCAAAATTAAAATTAAAATCGGATTCAATTATTGCATCTGCGTCTACAACATAAAAATGGCTAGTCATACTTCGCCTAGCACATTCTTTATGGGCATTAAAAATACCCTTAATTCCATGAACCCGTTTAGCATATGGTGCTTTAAATTTGAGTAATTCGAAATGCTCATCAGCAAAGGGTTCGTCATAACTTAAAAAAAATACATCTAGCATATCAATCGTATATAAAAGGGTCCTCCTCACGAAGTTTTTTTAATTTTCTTCTATATTTTATTTCTAATACAATCCAATTATATGGCCAACAAATATAGTACCATAATAATTTAAGTTTATTTTTCATAATAATTCCCATTTATTTAATAAAATATTTATAAGACGTTTATCCCACAGACCTGCTCGAGGAAATCCAAAACATTTACCATCGCTTTCTCCTGGTATTTTAATCCATAAATGCATATCTATTTCTTTTGTTTTTATCATTTTAGGTAATTCGCCTAATCGTTGTTCAATTGGATTATTCCATCTACTTATTGCCTTATCGTTACTTTTACTGGTATCGATAATCGATGGTTGTTTGGTATATTTCCATAATTGTTCTGCATAATTTGTACATTTTTCAATAGATATAAAATTGCTTACATTTATGCTAAAGCCTCTTAACTTTTTGATAGGTAAAAGTTCAAGATATTTCATTAATCGACTAACCTCCAACCAATTTGGATGACCAACATCTAAATAAGAAATACAATTTGTGTTCCCCAACTGTTCAATCGCATAACTTAAACAATCAATCCGTTCTTTTAGTTTGCTACCTTTTAATTTAAATGCATGGGGGAAAGCATCAGATTCTATTATGACTATTGCTTTTTTATTTTCTATACCTCTAATAAATTGGTTTATATAAAATTTATATTCAGCAATATTTTTACATCCACCCCTACTGAAATGACCTAAGTCTCTGTTAACCATTCCATATAACATAAACACAGGAATCTTATTACCAATCAATTTTAATTGTCTATGTATATGAGATGTTAATTTTTTATTAAATTTTTCCTGTTTCCTATGGGTTCCTAACCATATAGTATTATCATGATCTTTTACCTCAGTTATATTTCGTATAGCATTTGACGAGTAAGGATTAACCCATAAATCACCTATGTCAAAATCTAACTCTTTTTTTCCCATAGCCCTCTAACTCTCCAAGGTAATAGAATAGCCAACATCAAGGCCATAAATAATATCAACAATATTCG